GGTAAATCTTCTCCACCCAAATATAAATTAGTCATTGTAATCTCCTTTGTTGACTTTTTTATCTATTTCATCAACACCTGCATCCTTTTTTAGTTTGCCTTTTAAATGCGCCGTGTATGGTGCGATTTTTGATTCTGGCCACACGTGACCATCTTTTCTTCTACCTGTCAAATCCATTTGAGGTTGACCATTCAAAGTTCTTTTTCTTACTTCATTCCAAACATATGAATCGTGCCATTGTTTTTCATTGAAAAGTAAATCTTGTTCGTATGTGTTTCTTAATTCTTGTACAAATCTTTGTGTGTGTTTATTAGTTAAATTATAACCTACAAATCCACATTCAGGATAATGTGGTGGGGCAGGTCTTTCTAGGTAGCAAATTGTTTTATCTTCAGGTAATATATCTTTTAATATTATTTCTTCGGTCATTATTCTTTTAAACATAACATCTGCGTCAATCCAAAATACATAATCATAGTTACCTTCTAGCATTAAATGTGTCTTTGCATATACTTTATAACTAAATCTTATTGCGTCTTTAATAAAATCTAAACCATATACTATTTCGCTATTATCAGTACCTTTAATTGTACTAAAAATATTTTTACTATCATTTCTTTTTATGAAATCTTTTAATGTAGGATTTGTTTCGTGTATATCTCTATGGAAGATATTTCGCATTGGATCAATTTCAGGTATCCAACCTTCGTGGTAAATATAACAATCAAACGGCCAATTATATGTCTTGTAAAATCTATGTGCGTAATACTCGTATAGTTTTCTATTAAGACTTGTTACTATTGCTATTTTCATATCCAACCTTTTGTATAAAATAACTATCTGCAATATCTGATATAGGGTTACCTACCTTATCAGTATCAAATAGTTTTTTCAAATCAATCTTTGTTTCTTTTACAAACGCCTCATACATTTTATCCTTATCAGCGTTGCCTTTGCCTGTTGCACCTTTTTTAACGACACTAGGTACAATTATGTCGTATGATATATTTCTTTCTTGTAATTTATATTTGAGTATACCACAATTTTCTGCTATCTGAAATAGTGCTTGACCTTTAGAACCATAAGAGTATCCTTCTATGAATACTTTTAGATTATGTCCTAGTTTATTAAATTTGTTGATTGCCCAATTAGATATATTAGAAAATCTTTCTATGGGTGTATTGTATTCTTGGTGTTCTTCGCCGATAATATTATCAGCAATTTTACCTAGGTGTTTCTTTTTCTTTGTCAAATAATAAAACATAATCTTTTCTCCGTCATTGACACAGACACAAGGACTGGTCAAACTATAATCAATTCCAACTATCGTGCTCTGCCTCTTCAGGTATTTCAGTTTCGCCATCTAATTCATCCTCTACTTCATATCCACAAAAAGGACAAGTCCAAGGTTCCATATCGGTCTTTTCTTCGTCCCAACTTACGCTATATTTAGTATTACAATTAGAACAATGTTTTTCTGATTTTTCCATTATAGTTTAAACTTTTTAAATTGATCTTTCTTAACATCTTGTTTAATACCACCTATTACATAACTTTCTATTTCAGTTTCTTGTGGTGCGTTTTGTGTACCCTTACTATTCAACCAATGATCTGTCCAAGGTAAAGGATTTGTTTTTTGATCGTAAGCAGGTGTTAATTGTATTGCTCTCATTCTTCTATTTGCTGTGTATTCTACAAATTGATGTAATAATTTTTCTGATAAACCTATCATAGAACCTTTAGAGAACAAATAAGTTGCCCAACGCTTCTCCTCTTGTACTGCTTCGTCATACATTTTATAAACTTCTTTTTCAGTTTCTTTTATAATCTTTAAGAAGTCTTTATCTTTCTCAAAATCTTTCCAATTATTAATTATTCTTTGCGACATTGCAAGGTGTTGACTTTCATCTCTAGCAATAAATGATATAATCTTAGCAGAACCTTCTAGTTTTTTTAGTTCACCAAATGCAAACGAACAAGCAAATGATACATAGAATCTTAAACCTTCTAATATATTTACCGTTACCATTGCAAGATATAATTTTTTCTTTAGTTCATATAGATCAACTTTCTTATCTGTTGCCCATTTATATCCTAATTCAATAAGTTCATCATAAGTTTTAGTTACTGACTTACTTCTCTTTTCAATCTTTTCATCTTCTATAATAGTATCAAATACATCACTTGGTTGTGAGTATAAGTTTTTAATTATGTATGTATAACTTCTACTATGAATTGTTTCCATAAAGTCCCAAGTTATAATAGCACTTTCTAATTCTGGTAAAGATACAAAAGGTAAAAATGCTAGACAAGGTCCTCTACCTTGTACACTATCTAACATAGTTTGATACTTTAAGTTTGATGTGAAGATAAACTTTTGTTCTTCTCTTAATTCTAGGTAATCGTTTCTATCTTTTTGTAAAGATACTTCTTCAGGTCTCCAAAAATATCCTAATTGTTGTTGAGTTAACTTGTCAAAAATAGGATACTTCATTGTATCATATCTTTGTACTGCAAGATCAGGACCAAAAAACATTGATTGTTTTGTTGCGTCTAAATTTTTATCTTTGTTAAATACTGATTTCATTTAAATTGTACACGAGTCGCAATTCTCGTCTTCCTCTTTCTTTTCTGGTTCTTTTGTTTCATCCATCCAACCAATTCCGTGTACTGGTTCGTCAATGTCTTTCTTAGCGTCATAAGTATTTTGATAATAAGAAGTCTTCCAACCTAGTTTATAAGTTGTCAATAAATCTTGTGCCATTACTGATACAGGCACTTGATTGTCTTCATAATTTTCAGGATTGTATGACCAATTACCACTTATCGCCTGGTCAAAATACTTTTGCATTACGGCAACGATATTTATATATCCTTCGTTTTCTTTCATATCCCATAATAGACTATAATTATTTTTTAATCTTTTATAATCAGGTACTATTTGTTTCAAAGGACCTTTTTTACTTTTCTTAATACTTAAATAATCTCTAGGTGGTTCTATGCCGTTTGTAGCATTAGATACCACACTAGAGGATTCTGATGGCATTTGGGCCGTGAGTGTGCTATGTCTTAACCCATATGTTTTGATTTCTTTTCTCAACCACTCCCAATCATAGGTAAGATTACGATTTACAATCTCATCCACCTCTTTCTTGTAAGTGTCAATAGGAAGAATACCATCGGAATATTTTGTTCTATCAAAGTATTCACACTTGCCTTTTTCTTGTGCAAGTTCTTTACTTGACTTTAATAGATAATATTGGAATGCTTCTGTTAATTTATCAACTTGTCTCCACGCAAGTTTCTGGTCGTATCTGTATCCTTTTTTAGCAAGATAATGTGCAAGTCCGATATAACCTATACCTAAACTTCTTCTCGCCTTTGTAGATATTTCAGCAGCATTAATAGGATACTTTTGATGATCTATAATTTCATCTAACGCCCTAACTGCTAAATCACATAAAGGTTCTAATTCATCTCTTTTGTCAATTAAACCTACATTGATAGCAGATAAAATACATAATGCAATTTCACCTTCTTTGTCTATGTGTTGTATAGGATCAGTAGGTAAAGTAATTTCTTGGCATAAGTTTGACATATAAATTCTATCTTTAAAAGATGAGTGGTCATTACAATGATCTATATTCATAATGTATATACGACCTGTTTCTGCTCTTTCTTTTAATATATCAAAGAATAAATCTTGTGCTGATACTTTCTTTTTAGATATAGATAATTTTCTTTCTGCTGTTTGATATAGTTCATCAAACTTATCTGTACCCCACGCCTCATACAATTCAGGTACTTCGTGTGGTGAAAACAAAGTTATATCTTCTTCATTAATAAATCTTTCGTAAAATAATTTTGATATTTGTATAGAGTAATCTAATTTTCTAACTCTATTATCTTCAGTACCTTTATTGTTTTTTAAAACTATAATGTCTTCTATTTCTTGGTGCCATATAGGAAAGTGTACGGTAGCAGAACCACCTCTTACACCGTTTTGTGTACAACATTTAACGGTTGATTCAAACTTTTTAAGAAACGGAATAACACCTGTGTGTTGTACTTCACCACCTCTTATTCTACTATTGATACCTCTTATTCTACCTGCATTGATACCGATACCTGCCCTTTGAGCAACATATCTACCAATTGCCATATCACTTGAAAAGATACTTGGTAAAGTATCGTCAACATCAACTAATACACAACTTGCATATTGTTTAATAGGTGTTCTTACACCTGCCATTACTGGTGTTGGTATGTTTATTTTAAATTGAGATATTGCGTCATAGTATTTTTTAACATATGACATTCTTTTATTTTTAGGATACTTAGCAAATAGTGTAGCAGAAATCATCATATACATAAATTGTGGTGTTTCAAAAACTTCACCACTTGATCTATCTTGTACTAGATATTTGTCAATGACTTGTCTTAATCCTGCGTAAGTAAAATCATAATCTCTATTGTGATTTATCCAACCTTGCATACGGTCAAAATCTTTTTTCTCATACAATTCTAAAATAGATTTGTCATAAACACCTTTCTCTATACATTTTTTAATTTGATTGTATATGTGTGGGTGATCCCAAAGTTTATCTATAACTTGTTTTCTTAAACTATAAAGTAATAGTCTAGCGGCAACATATTGATAATTTGGATTTTCTAAAGAGATTAAATCAGCGGCGGACTTAATTAAAATTTGTTGAATTTCATCTGTTGACATTCCATCATAAAATTGTAGACCACTTTGCATTTCTACTTGTGATGATGATACACCTTTTATATCTTCACAGGCATACTCTACCATATCGTGTATCTTTTCAATGTTTAAAGGTTCTTTTCCTCTTGTACCTCGTTTCACTACATTAATAATCTCTTGTACCATAATCCTCCGTTAAACCTTTTTCCAATGTGTTAATTTAGTTAGTGCCGATAATTTATTGTATGTGTTCTTACTTATAATATTTTCAATTTCAGAAATTGTATAACCATTCATAATCATATCGTTTACATCTTTAAGTTGTATGTCGTCTGGCCATATAACAATGTTAAAATCTTTTTCAATCACTTTATACATTCTGTCAACGATTTCTTTATTTCTAGGTTCGTTATCAAATATGTATGTAACTTTTTCATTAGGTAATTTATTTTTTAAAAATAAATCTGCGCCAGCAGCAGCGACACAATTGCTAATAAAAAAACTATCAATCGGGCCTTCAACGATCTTAACCTCCTGGGTAAAGTTGACTCGTTCAAGCCCAAAAATTTTTTGTTTGTTTTCATCTAGTTTAATCGTTAGATACTTTGGTTGTTCTTTACCGAAAGCACGACCTTGAAAAGCAAACAACTTTCCTGTTGTATCAAAAAACGGTATGATAAGTCTAGGGTGATCTTTAATAACTTTGTAAGTTTTAGGTTTTACTTTGTTAACTAAAGTCATAAACTTATTACATAGATATAGAATATCAAAATACTTTTCAGGTATCTTTCGTTTTATACAATATAATCTAGCAGGATGATCTTCAGACAAGTCAGATATAGACTTTAGATCATCTAGTATTGTTTGATCTTTAAACTTGACTGGTTTAAAATCAAACTTTGGTGTCGGTGTCGCAGGTGCCGATCCTTTGTATCTCTCTAAAACATATTCAGAATATAATTTAGGGTCTACAAATTTTAAAAAGTTGGCAAAGTTTTGCCCTAGTCCACAATTATGACATTTAAAAAACATATCATTTTTTACACGATAAAGATATGCTCTCGCCTTTGTTTTGGACTTTTGTGAATCTCCACAATGAGGACATCTGAAGTTGAATAAGTAATCAGTTTTCTTTTTAAACTGACTTAATCTACTTGAAACATCATTAATAAATTTTAGATCAATATAACTTGACATAGCAGTATTAAATATACTACATTTCACTAAAAAAGTCAAGCGTGATCTGACCGACTTTTTCAGTCAAAAAATTGTCGCCGAATTTTCCTACAGATAAAAAGTTAAATACCTGTTCCAGACATCATACCCATAATAAACTTGAAGTTTTTAGATAGTATCCACCCTACTGCAAGGAATCCACCTATTATAATCCATCTATATTTTTCTAGGACTCCTACTCTACCAGTTAAATCATTACGCAAAGACCTAATCTCATTTAGTAATCTTTTCTCTACTTGATCCATTTCTCTTTGTAAATCTCTAAAAACCTCATCAACTTCACTATCTCTATCTTTTAATTTCTTAAATATAATATCGTCTATTTGTTCTTGTCTTTGGATTTTTTCTTCGTGTACTGCTAACATTGACTTAATAGATGTTGATACATCTGTTAGTTTATCAATAGCAGTATCTAAACGACCTTGAATATTGTTGATATTTTCTATGTCTTTTGTAAGTGATTCTAATTGTACTCTAATTTCTGTATTGTCTGCCATTAAAATTCTCTATCTATCCAGTTGTATAATGATATATTATACCAAATTAGAAGTCCTGATATTAGTATTAGATTTATTGTGCCGTAGTCCATTTTCTCTCTCTATTGTGTATATTGAAACTTTATTTGATTTACCTTTTACTTGTACCTCGTCTAAAAGTTTAAAGTTATATAATGTAGATATATCACGGTAGGTATCTTCTCCCACTACCAATGTGGCGTCATAGTTTTTAGAAACTCCCTCTAATCTACTTGCCAAGTTTACAGGATCACCTATTACTGAATAGTCAAATCTTTGTTTACTACCCATATTACCGACAATACATTTTCCTGTATTAATTCCGATACCTATATTTATTTTATTTTGATCTCCAAAACCATTCATATTATTTAAATAGTCTAACTTATCCATCATTTCAAGTGCTGAAGTTATTGCTAACTCTTTATGTTTTGGTGTGTCAATAGGCGCATTCCAAAATGCCATTATACAATCACCCATATATTTATCAATCGTTCCACCATTTCTCATAATTATTTCTGTCATAGGTGTTAAAAATCTATTAATAACTTTTGTTAATTCTGCAGGATTCTTTTGATACTTTTCTGACAATGGTGTAAATCCTCTTATATCACAAAATAAAAATGTTAGTTCTTTTGTTTCACCACCTAGTTTTAATAAGTCAGGATTCTGTTGTAGTTTCTTAACCATTTTAGGTTCTAGGTAATGTTCAAATTGTTTTTTAATTTGTAACTTTAATCTATTCTCTCGTGCAAAGTTATTATATATTAAATGTGACCATACAATAGTTATTGCAATTGCAATATAAGACCAGTCTGTAATTATCATTTTACTATGCCATAGATAAGCAGAACCTAAAGCAATATCAGCATATGCACCAAACAATAATGCCGCTGACCAAAACAAACCTACTCTAGGTATAATTAATACAAATGCAAGTAAACATAATACAAATCCTATCCATTCTAATGTAGGCAACCAATCAGGTCTTTGAATATACTTACCTGATAACAAAGTTTCAGTTGACATTGCCATTATATCGTGTGGATTTTTTAAACCATCAGGTGTTAATACATATGTTGAACCTGAAAATGTAGCACCTATGAATACAATTTTACCTTTTACAGATGACCAATCTAATTCTGCGTGATCTATTCTAGGTATT